CATGTTGTATTGACGCACCAGCGATATCCATGGAATCCAGCCGTAGGGCAGGAATAGTCCACTGATCGTGAAGCTCTCCGTCTCGCCGTCACCAGGCATGCCTTCGGTCCAGAGGCCATTGGCAAACATGCGAGTTTTATCGCCCTCTTCATGCAGCCCACCGCATTCACAGCACGGATACATGGCACGCTTGCCGTCTTCGCTGACAAGCAGGCGCACCGCACCCGTGGCATCAAAGAAATCAAGCGTCTGTGCATGGCCGCAGTGGATGCATTCGGCCAGGGCCTCGCGCTGAGTGCCGCGCTTGTAGAGCGACTCAATGACTGACTCACCCTCAATGGTGGGTGAGCTGGGGTAATAGGTCTTGCGGTTGCGCTCGAATGTGGTCTGGCGGGCCTCGGCCAGCTCAGCAGGATCTCCTTCGCCGCCCACGTTGTCTTTGGCGCGGTCGATCTCATCGAACAGCACACGGCGCACGCTCAGCTCGGACAGGTTGGCCGCTGCGCCTGCGGTTGCCAGGTAGAGCGCACCGCCCGTGTATTCCTTGATGTCGTTGTTGTTGTTGGAGTCGCGGCTGTGCGGCTTGGCCACGCGCTGCTGGATCTGCGGGATGGCGGCAATGGTCTTGTCGATACGCGATGCGGCGCGCTTCTGCAGCTTGCCGGTCGGCACCAGCCACAGGAAGTTGGATGGCGACTGGTGAATGCTGGCCATGAACCAGTTCAGGCCCACCTGCGTCTTGAGCATTTGCGATGCCCCCATCACCACTACGCGCTTGCACGGGTGACTGTCGGACAGTGCTCGCATCACCTCGCGGGCGTGTGGGGTGCGTGCGGTGCGGTAGGGTCCGGCTTCATTGCTGCCAGTGCTCTTCGGGATGATCATGAACCTGTCAGACCAGTCATCCACAGTCAGGTTCGGATCGGGCTCCATCCCGCGAGCCATCGCATCCAGCACTGCCTGGTAGCCATCGTGCATATTGCTCATGAAGCGTCCTTTGCAGGAGCGCCAATCTTCTCGCGGCAGGAAGACACCAGCAGCTCCAGGACAATTCGGTGTTCACGGTCCACTACGGCTTCGCAAGCCTCAGCTGTTTGGATCGATGCGACCTCAGACGCAATGCGTCGAGCACAGGCGGTCAACCGATCACGGATCTCGCGCCCGATCTCGAACATGGCACGGTCCACGTCCTGGCGCATCAGCATGGTGCCGCGCATCTTGGCTGCATTCATCTCCGCGATCTGCGCGTCAGCCTCCTCACGGCGGGATCTGAATTGCATGTAGCCCGGATCGGCAGCGGCTTTGCCACCGGTAGGTTCCACGATCTCAGGTGCCGAATCTCCAGGCGTATCCAGACCGAGCTGAGCTGGAGCTGCAGACGATGGAGACACCCGCGTGCGCGTGTTGCGCTCCCACTGTGAATCTGCCAGCGCCTTGTCGAGCAGCTTGTCCGGCCCGAATGCGCTGATCCGCCCTTCATCAACCGCCTTGCGCACAGCCTCGCGCGATCCGCCAGGCAGCCCGCGCTCCTTACGCGACCGCGCGTACTCCGCCTGCGTCAACAAGTTCGGGTCACTTTTCGCCATGTGTCAACCCCGCTGTCAACATTTCCGAAACCCACTTTCTAGCGAAATTACGCGGTTTGAATTACCCTTGGTGGGAGATGTGGCGGAAGGACCCAATGCGGGGGTGGTGCGGGGTATGGTCATAGCAGACTCCCTTGCGTCTTCGGGATGGCGGTGCGCATCGCTTCTTCGAATGCGGCAGCGAATTGCTCGGGGAATTCGCGGGTGACTGTGGCCTGGGCAATGCCATCAAAGTCAAGGCGCTGCTTGTATGCAGCACGACGCACGAAGATCAGCACGGGCTTGAGGCTTGAACCAAAGGCTGTGTTGATGCGCTGGTACACACCAGGCCGCAAGTGCTTTCCCTTGGGATTACCAACGCGGTTAACCCAGTACACAAAGCCGTACACGTTCTTCTTCTTGTTGCCCTTGGCCAAGCGTGCAACGGTTGCGGCATTGGCCTTGTTGTATCCCGCCTCTGTGTAGGTGCCGAGCACGTTGAGCAACTGGGTGATCTGGCCTTGGCCCATATTGCCGTACGAGTCCAGCTTCGCAGCGCCACCTGGCACAGCGTTCCAGCCAGCAGGCATCAGGCCCATGCGCATAAGCCGCGCTTCCATGGCCTTGTAGTGGCGAGTGCCTGCCTCAACGTGAGGGGCAATCATGGTGCGCGAACTTTCAGCCGAGTTTTTGTCCTTGAAACCGACCGACGCTACTGGGTTGCGTTTGTCCTTGGCGTACTTCACGCGCAGGGAGTTCATCACCCACGGTGTAGGCCGGTCGAATACCTTGGTCATCTCGGCCTTGACGGCATCGCGGGCCAGCTCAGCCGACTTGTTGATGGCAACCTTGACCGCGTACTGCGCCTGCCCCATGGCCGTATCCATGGCGGCTTTGACGGCTGCGGTATTGATGTCGATGGTTAGATCCATAGTTTTCTCCTCAGAGGTCTTTGCCGTAGGGTGAAGGCATGCCGATCACACGCCCGTTTTCTTCGCCGTAGAAGGTGCAACGGTGGGCATTGGCCAGATGCCAGCGCTTTGCGGCTACAGCGCCCTGCTGCGCCAGCACCTGGGCGTATTCGCGGCGGGCAGCCTGGGCCGTTGCAAGCTGCTGGTTTACAAAATCGACTCCGAACTGATCGCGCAGGCGGTCAATGATCGCGGCCAAGCCAGGCATCGCAGCGCGGCGCTGCTCTACTGTTTGGCTCAAACCCGATTCAACCTTCATCTCTTTTTCTTTCTATCTAAAAAATTTACACATTTACACGCCCGCGTAAACACGAGACCCGCGCCACGCCTACGTATTTACGCGTTTACGCATTTACGCGCCTCACGCACACACATGCATGTGCGCACACACGCACGCACCCATGCGCACACACATACGAGGGGGCTGCTTGTAAATGCGTAAACGCGTAAAAACCAACGCCCCTATTCAAAAAAGTTTTACGCGGTTCTGTAAACCCGTAAAAAATCAAGCTCGGCTTCATGTCTCACCCCCGGTTGGTGAACCATCGGAAGGGGAAGGGGGAAACCCGCCATACACGTAATCCTTCAAAGCCTTCTCAAACGCGTCACGGCAATCACCTGCCCATACCCCTGCGGGCTGGTCATCAGGCGGCTGCTCAGGCAGCGTCAGGAGCATGCGTATGGCCTTGTAATTGCCCAGCTCATCTTTGGGCGACATGACCTTCTCACGCAGCGGCTTACCCTCGCCTTCGCTGATACGCAGCAGGTTGCGGGTAAAGAGGTTTTGCTTGAACGGGAAGCGGTCTCCAATCCGCTGGCACCACTTGGTGTAAGCGCGATAAGCCTGGCTAACGCTGCAAGGGTGGTAGGGCAAATCGATCTCGCCTGACTGCCATGCAAGCCAGAACAACTCCGGGCTCTTGCGGTTGATGTCGATAAGATCGCGCTTGGCAGCCGTTTGCGGGGCCGGGGCAAAGGGATCGAAGCCGTCTAGCGGGTAGGTCAGCAGGAAGTGATAAAACGCCTCAGCGCCCCCGTTATCCCGCCACTTGCCTAGCGCGCGGTAGAAGGCAAAATCCTTGGCGCGAGGGGTATAGATCACCAGGTAGCGCCGGTCGCTGTTATCGAGGGCAAGCGGCGTGATTTCGTTGGAGAGAAACACCACGTTCATGTGGTTGGCCTCTTCGCGCCGTGGCAGATTCTTCGGGTTGATCTGCACCGTGGGCGAGGTGATCAAGGCCTTGAGCCGGTTTTTGTTGTGCACCAGCTCCTGACGGCTAGACACTTCGTCGCCCACCACAAACAGCTTGCAGCTGCGCCAGTCATTGAACTTGTCTTCCAGCTCATCCTGACCAACCAGTACGCCATATTTGCCATAGATCGACGCCACCAGGTCGAACAGAAAATTCTTACCCGCGCCTTCGTCGCCGTGCATGACCACCGAGGTGCGAAGTTTCGCGCCGACGTTCTGCAACGGGTAGGCCAGCCAGCGCAGCAGCCATTCCATGATTTCTTCTGACTCGTTCACATCATCGCTGGCGCGACTGGTGAGGAATCGGATCAACTCCAGAATGGGCGCAACCGGCCCTTCCTTGGGTTCCATAGCAATTCCGTCAAACAGATTGACGTAATGCGGTGGGCTGCTATTTGTTGGGTCAAAGACAACCTCGTGGTCATCCACCTGCTTGCGGGAAGCAGAGGCCTTCCACATGCGTACGTAATCGGAGCTGAAGGCGTGCGCCAGGTTGCCGATCTTCACGATCTTGCGCTTGGCACCATCCCACACCGTATCGGTGGGATAGATCAGCGTGAAGTTCTCCACCAGGTGGTTGAACTTGCCCCAGTCCATTTCCTTTTCAGGTTTTTTCTCGGACTTCTTTGGCGGCTTGTCGGCGCTAGCCGAAGGGCTCTCCCCCTTCCCCGCATCAGGCGCAGTCGCGCCTGCCGTAGGGCTGGAGGCCGCTCTGCTTGCAGCAGCCTCAGCCAGGCTGACCACATTGCCAGCTGTTGGAACAGACTCGGGAGGCACATCGCTCTGCCCGGTCGGTTGTGGCGGTGTATCCGCGTCATCAACCATATCTTGCCCTCATTGCCTGCAACACAGAGCCGAGCTGGCGGCTCACGGTCTCCAGCCCTTGGCGTGCGTGCAGGTCGTTGAAATCGGTGTCCTTCGGGCCACGCGTAGTGGTCTCAAAGATCGGGTAAAGGATGTCCGTGTGCGCGGTAGTCTTGGCGACCGCCCTCGCCTTTTTGCGGCCCACGTTATCGGGGTGGCCAGCGAAATCTTTGGTGCGGTAATCGTCGTCAGCGCAGATCAGAATGCGGCTCTCCGGATGCAGCTCACGCACCAGAGGGACCACGTGCTGCAAGTTGCCCGCGTCTAGCGCTACATACACCGCAAGCGTGTGATCGCAAGCCATGCGCAACGTCAGGCCGGTGGCATAACCTTCGCACACCAGCACAACATGCCCCGGCAGTACTTCGCCCAGCCTCACCGCGCAAGCTGCCTTGATGAAGCCCGCCGTGAACCGCTTCGCGCCATCGGGAAAAATGCGCTGCACGGCACGCAGCGCCTGCTCACGCGGATAGTCGTAGCGCAGCAGCGGCACCAGCAAGCTGCCATCGGGCAAGTAGCGACAAGCCTCGCCCAACACGCCCTTGCGCACCAGGTATGGAGATTTCCCATCCTTCGCGCCACGTCGCCAAAGGCCCTGCGCATCCAGCGCGGCCAGCTCAGCCTCTGCCTGGCGAGCCTTGTCAGCCTCCACTTTCTTCGCTGCACGTTCAGCGGACTGACGCAGTCGCTCTTCGTCCGTCATGGGCTCCCAGTCCACCGTGATCTTTTGACGTTTGTCTTCGCCATAACGACCATAGCTGCCAGTGATGAACTGCCCCGTACCGGACTTGCGCCTGTTGTTGTAGAGCTTGTACCAGTACTTCCCGCCCTTGCCACAGGTCTGCGTCTTGCCACTGTCTATCTTGAGCGGCAAATCGTTATCGCGAAAGACGATACCGAACCGCTTCATCTCATGGACGATGGAGTCGTAGTTGTTCATCAGACCATGTTGCTTTTGCACTCGGCATTACGACGGGCCAGCGATTCACGCAGCGCGTGCAAACTGGCGATCAAATGCCCACACTCACGGTCAATACGACTCAGCTCGTTGTCAGAAATACTGCCATCGGCCAGGTCGCCCGCGACCTCCTTGCACAGCTCACCAAACTCCCGCGCAGTGTCAGCAAGGCGAAGCATGCAATCGTCATCTGCAACACCAATCGACTCCGGTAGCGGCACCAGCATTTGGCCGCAGTTGGTGGCAAACGCCTCCAGGATACGCAGATCGCCCGCCAGGTGCGTGATCTTTTCAGCGTCCAGCAGACCCAGCTTGGCAACGCCCGTGCCACTGAGCTCATGGCACAACGTAGTGGCGTTTTTTGCGAGACGCGGTGCCAATGAGGCGGCACCGCCCGGGTAATCGTGGACTACGTTATAGGCAACGTCACGTAGGTGCATCACAGGCCCCTTGAAATGTTGTTACAGACAGGCCACGCAGCGGCAGACAGACTGCCCCCATGACCAATAGAAAAAACACCCATCACCCCACGGAGCCCAAGACCGTGCACTTGCCTGCGCACGGCCAGGGAGACAGGGAAGGAAAACCCAACCAGAGCGCCGCAGTTTGGATAGCGATGGGTGTGGAAAAAACAGAACACCACTCAGACCCCTTGAGGAGCAGCAGCGGGTTCGTTTGCCGCCTGGGGGGCGACTTGGGTGTCTTGAGGCCAGTAGTCCTGCCAATCGTCAGGTCGCAATTCCTGCAAGGTGACCGCGCCGTTGGTAGCACGAACAATGGCAACACAGCGACCTGGTGGAACAGGCCGCTTCAGTGTCTTCCACTCATGTACCGTAGGCGGGGAAACCTTTAGCATGCGGGCCAATGTCGTCAGCCCACCTACGGCGAGCACGGCCTTTTCGATTGGAGAAATGTGTTCCATCCCTCCATTATTAGGCATTACCTACGACTTTCGCAAGGCATTGCCGAATATTTTTCGCCATTGCCTAATTCTAGGTATGGGAAACACAGGGCACATGGGAGCCAAACTA